GATTGCCTTGATTTCAATCTTGAGGCCATGGCTCGATTTTGTCCCAGGATCGGTATGGTGTACACCAGTGAGGATAAGACTGGTGACTTGTACACTTTGAAACCGGTGGGCCAGTGCTCTTTCCTCAAGCGCAGGTTTGGTCTTGACAGTGATGGGTATGTCTATGCGCCGTTGGAGTTTTACTCCATTGGAGACATGCTCAATTGGAGGAAGAAGAAAACGACCGATGAAGAACACTTGGCGCAAGTGTCGGTCGCCATGATCAGGGAGTTGGCGGCGTATGATTTTGGGCTTTTTGAGGCCAATTTGATTTTGCTGCGGCGCCTGTTCAGGCAAGTAGGTGTTCGCGACCCGACGAATGGCATTGGTGCAGAATATGCATACACCATTGCCCGTGGGTGGTACCGAGGATACACACCAGTTTGGAGTATTGACGAGTAAGTGGCGTGATGTGGCTATTATCTTTTGAATTATCTCATTTATTAATAGTATTTTTAATTTTACTCCGGTGCAGCGTTTTCTGCTCTTAAACACATATGGAAAATATTACGCAACAAACTCCTTCTATTTCTGATACAACTTATAACGTGGCTTCCAACGCCACTCCAGCGCTGGATCCCATCTCTGAGGATGTTGATTATGGACATACTCAGTTTACATCGACTTCTACTGTCGGTTCTTTGCCAGATTCTAAACATCCTGTTTTCAAAGCTGGCAAAATTTATAATAAAATTTTGGATTATTTTGAGAGACCTAATGTTGTATTGCATGGGTCCATTCCCAACGCCTCTTATGGTCTTATTGGTGGCAGTTCTAGTTTTGGTTTCACCGCCGGCAGCATTAATGCTAGTTATCTTGGCAATCTTTCCGGTTCTTACGGGATACGCTTTACTTTGTGTTTAAAGCTTGAGGTCTCGGCTACTCCTCAGGCAGCTGGTATTTTTAAGATTGGTGTTGTGCCTTTCACTTCCGATCCTACTTTATTTTCTGCTGTTTCTTTGCCTACAGCTTATGCTACGATGCCTTCAGCTGAGATTAATTTGGCTGATACTTCTTCTGTGGTTTTAAAGTATCCTTTTAATTGGGACGCTGATTATTTGCCCACTTCTTCTACGGCCACTTATTGTCAAATTGGGGTTGTTTCTTACACCCCTTTTGCCGCTGATTTGACCGCCGGTTTGTCTTCCAGCTACACTGTTTATCATGGTTTGAGAATGTTGAGTTGGTTGGGCCCGGTGTTCCTTTTCTTAGTCCAG